TCGAGCGCGGGCGCCTGGGCGTGGGAGCTGGGATTGATCCAGCCCCCGGTCTCCTGGGCATAGGTGTAGGCGAAGCCATTGGCGCGGACGCACTCCATGGCGATGTCGGGAATGGTCGCGCTCTCGCCCAGGCCCAGGTCGATCGCGCCGACATAGGCGGTCTGGGAATAGGCCAGGGCGCGGCCCGGGTATTTGGTGGTCATATAGCTCCACGGCGCCTGGTCGACGGCGCCGTTGAAGAAGGTCGCGTTGAACGCCGCCAGCGTGGTCGTGGTGGTGGTCGAACCGTTGGTCCAGATGTTCTGGATCGAGTCGACGACGCCCTCGCACATGGCCAGAAGCACCGTGGCGGAATAGGTCTGCTGCTGGTCGCTCTTGCCGCCGCCGCCCTTGCCTTTGCCGCTCACGGGCTTGGCGGTGAAGTTGACGAAGTCGATGGCGTTGAAACTGCACCGGCGCATGCCCCAGAAGATCGGCACCGGCGCGTTCCACTGCGCCGAACCGACGTTCAGGCCGGTGTAGTTGATTGGCGCGTTGGTCGGGCCTTGAGGTGAACCAAAACCGGACATGGCTCAGCCCCAGAGATCGAAATAGCGGACGGGGCGCGGGATATTGCCCTGCGCCAGGGGAAAGAACCGCAGCAGCGGCTCATCCAGCCGGGTCACCAGGGCGCAGCCCGCGGCGCCATAGGCGTGAACCACTTCCTGGGAATTGATCAGCACCGCCCCGTGGCTGAAGGTGCGGCCGAATTGCCAGAGCACCACATCGCCGACCTGGGGCTCGGGCACGGCGTGCGCGCCGAGCTGGGTCAGCCAACCAATGAACTTCTGCTCGCGCCGGTGCAGCATGTGGCGCGGCGAATAGGGACGCGGGTCGAAGGGCGCGAGGCGACCGGTGTCGACGGCCGATCGCACCAGCAGCATGGCGCAATCCACCACCCCGTTCGGCCCCTTCACATCGCAGCAGTCGCCGAAGGGCGTGCCGACCCATGACAGCGCCTCGTTGATGAAGGCCGCCCGGCCCTCCGCCTCGGATGCCGTGGCGAAGACGTGTCTTTCCGCCGTCCCGGCTCGGGTGACCAGCAGGTCGCATCCCTCTGTCCGGACCATGATCAGTAGGCCGAGTTGGGCGGCGGCACGAAGGGGAAGCCCCGATAGTGCTGGGTGTTGGACCGCGCCGTGCAGCTCTGGCCGGACCCGGAGTTCAGGCTCTTGTCGCAGCCCTGGAAGGCCGAGAAGGCGTCGCCAGGCGACGGGTCCTCATAAAGCGGATAGGCCAGCGCCTCGCCCGCACTGCTCGCGCCCGCGACCGTCCGGGTCTGGCCGGAGGCCGCGCCTCCGGTCATGGTGAGCTGGCCATTCTGGTAGTTGGCGGCATTGGTCGGCGGCGTTCCCGACCAGGGAATGAAGGACGGGCTCAGCCCGGACGCGCCGGCCGCGAAGGTTTGGGTGAAGGCCGAGCGCAGCAGGGTGCAGCCAGGATCGCAGAAGCCGTGGTTGCACGGTATCTGGTAGAGGTTGCGCGGGGCGTATTGGTCGAGATCGTTGGTCTTGCCGCGCACGTCGATGGTCGCCGTCGCGCCGCCGAGGTCGATGCCGCCAGTCTTGCCGCCAAACAGCGGCACGGTGTCGAGGATGGTCGGCGAAGCAACCATGAAGGCCGTCGACATCAGCACCACGGCCCCGTCAAACAGGCCGTTGTGAACCTGGGCCATGATACTCGCGCCGCCACGGAAGCTGGTGTTGAACGCCCGCATGAAGATCTTCAACTCCGGGATCGCCATGGTGTTGGAGACATTCCAGTCGCTGCTTTCCAGCCATGGCCCCTTCGACGAATAGACCTGGCCCTGGAAGGTCAGGTCCTGGTCCCAGCTGGTCCAGTAGAGCACCGTGCCGTCGAGCAGGGTGAAGACGAACAGGTCCGCCTCGGCCGTGATTACGCCGGCATCGAGCGCCGCCTCGAGCAGGCCGAGGGTCGATGTCCGCAGAAGCGCCGCCATGCCTAAGCCCCTGGGCGGCAGCTGTGCAGGGTGACCTTGTCCATGGACCAAAGGTTATCCATGAACTTCTTGGCCGACTCGTTCGCCTTGCCGAGCTTGCAATAGTAGAAGTAGGACATGTCCACCGCGATGTTCTGTCCGGCGGCCGGCGCGGTCACGAAGGTGACGGTGTTGGCCACCGGGTTGGCCACGCTGACGGTGTAGAGCGACGGATCGGCGGCCGTCGCCGAGCCGTTCAAGTAGACGTTGAAGGGGCGCGTCAGGTCCACCTGGCCCACCGGCTCCGTGGCGCCATAGCCGCTGGCGCCAAAGGTGCGGGTCAGGACGAATACCGTGGTCTCGCCGTCGCCGGTCCCGATGTCGTTCTGGAACACCTTGTTGTCGGCCGGGTTGCGATAGAGGAACCGCCCGACCGTGCCTGCCGTCTGCAGCAGGAAGCCCATCATGGTCCTGAATTCGAGGCCCTCGAGATCCCGCCAGACGCCAGGCCCTATGCCGTCGCGCATGAACTCGTATTCCAGTTCGAAATCGTGCAGCGGGTACTGGGCGATGGCGATGTCGATGTCCGCGCCGGAGGCCGTGGTCGCCGTCGGCAGGTTCATGAAACTGGGCGTCCAGGTCGAGCCGTAGGTAATGCCGGGCAGCAGCGACTTGTCTGGGTAGATAGGCAGCCTCATCAGAACGTCTTCCGGCGCTGCATTTTCTCCATCCGCTTCATCATGACCGGCATCAGCAAATCGGCCAGTTCCTCGGGATCATGCCGGACGCCGTGGAAGGTGTTGTTGAAATGATTGACCACGGACGCGCTGCCGCCGCCATGGCCGGTCCCTCGGCTCACCGCAGCCATGATCGCGCGGTTGTCGGCCGCGGGCGTGATGCGTTCGCCCTCATGGATCTGGGCGATCATGTCGTTCGGCACCACACCCATGCCCTTATCAAACGAACCGAACGCCATCACGCCCATGAAGGCCGCCGCCGCCGCTTCCGGAGCGAGGAGCGGCCCGATGACGGGTATCGACGACACAGCGGCGTAGGCGCCCGCCGCCGCGACCTTGGCGGACTGCATCACCGACTGGGAGTTGGCCATCTTTTGCGCCGCCAGTCCGGCGCCCGCGCCCGCGCTCTGCACGGAGGTCTGGATGGCGGTCTGAGCCGTTAGCGTGGTCGTTTTGGCCAGTTGGGTCGCGGTCCAGTGGGCCAGGTCCTGCATCTGGACATCGACGAACTTGAACAGCAGCTGGTCGCCCATCTTCATCGCCGCCTGGCCGAAAGTTTCCTGGCGCATGTACATGCCCTGGAACATCGAGGACATCGACGAGCCGATCGGGCCGGTGATGCCCTGCCACTTCTGCTGCATCGTCTGGCTGTCGCGGATCGACTGGTTGAGCGCCTGATCCTCCATCACGCGGCGCTTGTCATAATACTGCTGGTCGGCCTCCTGCTTGGCCTTGATCGCGGCGGCGTACTGGGTCGAATCCACGGTGTAGTCGGTCCGCGCCCTGGTGATCGCCTGCTGGCGCAGGGCATCCTCGGCGGCATAGGTCGCGGCGGCGTCCGCCATGTCCTGCGCGTTAAGTTGCCGGTGCAGCGCGGCGATCTGTTCCGCGGCCTGGATTTCGCCCACCGGCGACCATGAGCCCTTGGTATTGATCACCGATTCCTGGGTCTTGGCGTCTTCCTCGCGGATGGTCTTCTGTGTGGCCAGGCTTTCCTTCAGCTGATCCAGGCTCGCCTGTTCGGCGTCACGGGCGATCTGCTTCATCGCCTGCTGGTGGGTGCGCTCGGCCGCCTCCATCTCGCGATTGGCGTTCTGATATTCGCTGCTCTCCTGACCATAGTGGGCCTTGATGAAGGTGAGCTTGGCGTTCCAGTCGGCCTGTTCCTTCGACCAGTTATCGCGGTCGGCCTCCAGCTTGTCGTTCAGCACCGCCAGCTGGTCGTTATAGGCCTGCCTGGCCAGGTCGCGGGTGAGATCGAACACCTTGGTCTGGACCTGGCGCTGCTGCGCCGACCCGGCCGTGGTCAGGGCGAGCTTGGCGCTCCAGAACGCCAGTTCCTCTGACTTTGAATCGGCGAAATAGTTCTTCTCGGCCTCCAGCTTGGTCTGAAGCTCCTGCTGCCAGACCTGGACGTCGTCGTCCTTGGGCTTCTTCGGCTTTTTGTTATCGCCGGGGTCCGTCTTGTGCAGGAGCGCCTGGTCGTACTTTGCCTGGTTGGCCTTGTAGTCCAGCGCCTCCTTGTCCTGCGGGTTTGCCGCGAGACGCTTGTCCATCTCGTCATGCAGCGCGGTGACGGCGTCTTTCGCCGCCGAGGCCGAACTGCGTAGGGACTCCATGGTCTTGTGGGAGGCGTCATAGGCGTCCGCGCCCTGCTGCTGCACCTGCGCGGCCTTCGCAGTGGCGGCGGCGGAGGCGTTCTCAGCATTGACCTTGGCCTGGAGCGCATCGCGTTCCTTTTGCAGTTGACCAAGCAGGAAGCTGTTGACCGGCGCGCCGCGCGCGCCGCCGTGCTGGGCGGCGGCGAGGCTGGCGTTGTCCGCCGCCAGTTTCTGGGCGTCGGTCGGCCCCTGCTGCATCCGCTTGAACGCCTGCCAGGCGTCGTCAACGCCCTCGGCCACCGCGTGCCAGGCGCCAGCGAGGGGCCCGAGATGCACCGTCTGGTCACCGATCCAGCTGGTCAGGTCGCGAATGGCCGCCGCCGTCGCTCCAGCCTTGTCACCGTGCTGTTCGAGCAGCTGGATTTCTTCAAGCTGCGCGGACGAGAAGCTGTGGTGCGCGCGACTGAATTCCTCGGCCCAGCGGGACGGTTCGTCGGTCATCTTGACGAAGTCTTTGATGACCTCAGCCGACGACTGGTGCGTCATCTGCCCGAACTTCAGCGCATCCACGCCGACCGCAACAAGCTGATCGCCGGTAAACCGGCCAGATTGGACCAACTCCATGAGCGCGCCGCGAGCTGCGCCCACGCCAGAGTTGGACCCCTCCGCGATCTTTCGCGCCATCTCCTCATAGGCCGCGCCCGTGAGGCCGGAATAGTTGCCGGAAAGCTCGATCGCGGTGTTGAAGCGCGCCGCGTCGGCGGCGGTGCTCTCCATCGCTCCGCCCACGATGATAAACGGGGCGGCCATGGCGCCGACCTCGGCCGCCGTCAGCAGGATCGCCGGCGTCAACAGGCCGAGGCGACCGAGCAGGATCGTCGCCGAACCCGCGAGACGGCTGAAATTGCCGCGCGCCGCCTCGCGCCCCATGACGATCAGTTCGCGGGTGACGCCCGCCGAGCCGGCATGAAGGCCACCCACGGCGGCTTCAGCTTCCTTGGCCCCGGCCGCCACCGCACCGAGCCCGGAGCCGGCGCTTAGGCCGCGGAGATCGCGGTCAACCAGGGAAATCTGGTTCCTCGCCCTGGCCGCCGCGTCGGCCGCGCCGAGCATTCCGGTGCGGAGTTCGGCGGTCATGCCCTTGCTGCTGGCGGTGCGGGCGAAGTCGTTAAGGTCCTTCGTCGCCGTCTTCAGCTCGGCCGACATGATCGCCCGCTTGACCTGGAGGTCCGCGACGTCGGCAGTGATCGAAACGGCGACGTTGTTCGGCATGGTTTACCCCTGCTCCGTCAATCCGGCTCACCCAGCTGCGGGCTTTCCCACATCGTGGGCGCGGCTTCGTCGCCGTCATCGCGCACGCCGTGCGCGGCGCGCTCCGGCGGCTCCCACCATTTGTTGGCCTGGAAGTAGATGGCCAGGAACCGATCGGCCGGCGGAGATTCCATCAGCTCCGGCAGATAGATCTCGCTCCAGTCCTGAAGCGTGCCATGGTCCAGCCAATATTCCTTGGGCTGGTGGAAGTAGCGGATCAGCTTTCCGAGGATTTGGCCGAAGTCGATTTCGGGGGCTTCGGCGCCCCCTGCCCTTCCCCCTCGGCGACGCCGTCGTCGTCCTCTTCCTTCGCCGGAAGCCAACCACCAGACTGAAACCGGGCGACCAGCAGAGCGTCCATCAGTTCGCCGGGGGACGCGGCCAGGGCGTCAAAGTCTTCGCGGGCCAGCGCCGGATCGGCTGCGACGGCGCAAAGGAACAGGACGTCGGCCAACGCCGCCATGTCCTCGTCCGCGATAGCGGACTTGGCGTCGAACCAGTCATCGACGAAGCCGCCGTTGCTCAGCCGTCTCAGCAGCGGATAAGCCTTGATGTTGATGCGGATCGGCAGCGCCGGCACCGCGAAGGTGCGCCCGCCCAACTTCATGTCTCGGGTTTCGGTCATCTATGCCCCTGCGATATGACGTGCGCCGCGCCCTCGACCATCTCAGGATGGTCCAGCGCCTGCACGGTGATGTTCAGGCCGAATTCGACCTTCGACTGGTCCGGAAACCGCGCGATCAGGATGTCGGTGGAAAGGTCCAGGTTGCCGATCCGGGCCAGCACCGCCAGCAGCGGGCGGCGGTTGAAGCGGATCATCCGCAGGTCGTGGCAGTCGATCGGCGCCTGGCGCAGGGCCACGCGGTTCTGGATGATCTTCCTGGCCACGAACTTGCGGGCATTGTCGACCTCAAGCTCGGACAGCTTGAGCGCCTCCATGATCTGCGGGATCGGCACGCCGTTGGCGATGTTCTCGAACACCAGCCGGCGCATGAGCCCGATGGCCCGACGGTCGTCTTGGGTCATTTTATGTGCGCTACCGGCCTTCGGCCTGCTTGAGCGCGCTAGCGCCCACCCGCGCTCAAGCAGCGAGCGGGGGCGAGCGGTAGCGCGACGTTTTAAGCCGCCTCGGCGAAGCTGAAGGTGCCGAGGGTTCCGGTGTTGTCGCAGGCGGCGGTATAGTCCAGCGACATGCTGCCGAAGCCGCTTTTCTTCAGCGACAGGCCGCTGGAGCCGCCCAGGCAGTTGTTGAGCACCACCATGTTCTGCTCGGTCCCCCAGGGCATCACATGGACCGCCTGGAAGTTGCCGGTGAGACCCTGGGGCTGGTTGGTCGCGGTGATCGTCTCGCCGACCGTGGAGGAGGTGTAGGAATAGGAGATCAGCTTGTT